GTCGAACCCGATGACCAAGACCCGCAGAAACCCTAGCAACAGACGCCACGGCATGGGTCCGTTCCCCCATTCTATTCCCCGTCGGCATCCTGCTGAGACATATTGTCGCAGGACACGTCGATGCCAGAGCGGATTGATGCCTTGATGAAGCCGTGTGCGAGAGCGGATTGTAAAGGCTGCGGCGCCCGATTTGTAAGGCTTCTTCGATGGGAATTATATAGTTGACTACCTGCTCGCCAGATAATCGCTTGCGCAAGGCCGATTGGGAGGTGCGCCACGTCTGTCTCGAATTTGCGCAGCGTTTTGTCGTCGCGCACCACTACGCTAGGGGCGGCAGCAACACCGCGACCTATCTGCATGGCCTGTTTCGGGTCGGCGAGATATTCGACGAACAGTGCCAGGGTATCGCGTGGTGGATACCGCCGACACGCGGCGCCGCTGAGGCAACCTACCCGGAGCGCTGGCAAGGCGTGCTGTGCTTGTCTCGGCTGGCAATCCTCCCGGATGTGCCTCGGAACGCTTGCACCTTCCTGCTGGCGCGCTCACGGCGGCTGATCGACCCGGAAGCGTGGCCCTGTCTCGTCACTTATGCTGATGAATGGCGCGGCCACACCGGCGCGATCTATCGAGGCGACAATTGGCTGTATGAGGGCCGCACGAGGCCTGAGCGCACCTATCAAATCGGTGGGCGGATGGTCGCTCGGAAAGCGGGCGGTCACACCCGGAGCCATGCAGAGATGCTGGCGCTTGGTGCGGTCATGGTCGGTTCCTTCGCGAAGCACAAATTCGTGCGGAGGAAGATCGTTGACTCCTGAGCAGGCACAGCGATTCGCGGCACAGGAGTGCGTGATGCGCGTCGAGGCGCAGCGCTCGCTGGCAAAGTGCATTGCCGTCCTGAGCCCGGACACGGTGCCGGCGCGGCATCACCGGCTGCTGTTGGAGAAGCTGGAAGCGGTCGAGCGCGGCGACATCTCCCGGCTGATGATCATGATGCCGCCAGGCTCGGCCAAGGCGCTTGCCCTCGATACGCCGATCGCGACACCAACGGGTTGGAGCACGATGGGGCGCTTGCGCGTTGGTGATCAGGTGTTCGACGAGCGAGGTGAGCCTTGCACGATTGTCCGCAAGAGCGAGGTGTTTTACGACCGCCCCGTTTATGAGGTCGCGACAGATTGCGGCGATCGGATCATCGCCGATGAGGATCACGAATGGCTTGTACAGTTATGCCGAAAGCCTCGCCCTCCGATGAAAGGAAGTGGAAAAGGTCGACGGCCGGGTATAGATCGCAATGATCCGGCAAGCCGCTTCAAACTTAAAACCTCGCAGCAGCTTGCCAGCCGCCGAGCTAAAAGGCCAATGGTTCGGCGTGCTGCTGCCTTGCGGTTGCCGGATGCGATATTGCCGATTGATCCTTATCTGTTGGGCGTTTGGCTCGGTGACGGCACCACAGCGACAGGAGCTATTACCTCGGGCGAGGCTGATCGGCCCTGGATGCGGGCCGAGGTCGAGCGGCTTGGATATAGAACCACAGATCGGGTCGCGCGGGGGCTGTTTGGCGTTGCCAACATACGAGGAGCCTTGGTCAAGCTTTCCGTTCTGCACGATCCGGCACATGGCGTGGTAGGTGGGAAGCACATCCCGGCGGTTTACATGCGGTCGTCGATTGCCCAGCGCCGTGCATTGCTTCAGGGCTTGATTGATACGGATGGCACCGTGCAGCCAAATGGAATGGTTGCTTTCTGCTCGACGAATGCGCGGCTTGCGTCTGGGGTTGCCGAATTGGTGCGGACGCTAGGCGCGAAGGCATCCATCGGCGAGGGTCGCGCCATGCTGAACGGCAAGGATTGCGGCCCGTATTGGCGGGTCTACTTCTATTTGAAGGGCGCGGCGCGGATGCCGCGAAAGGCGCAGCGGACGCGCGACGGGTATCGGACGCCGAACACGTATCTGACGGTGACGCCCGCGGGACGAGCCGATACGGTTTGCATCGAGGTGGATTCTCCGAGCCATCTGTTCCTGTGTGGCACATCGATGACGCCGACGCACAACAGCACCTACGCCTCGATCCTGTTCCCGCCCTGGTTCCTCGGGCGCAACCCGAAACGCAGCATCATAGGAGCATCGCATGCCGGAGAACTTGCCGAACGATTTGGTCGCCGCGTTCGCAATCTCGTCGGCTCGGGGGAGTTCAGAAGAGTCTTTGGCTTTGGCCTGTCGGGCGATAATGCAGCTGCTGGACGATGGGAGACTGAGCGGGGAGGAGAGTACTACGCTGTCGGAGTTGACGCTTCTGTTACAGGCCGTCGTGCCGACCTTGGAATCATTGATGACCCGGTCAAGGGCCGCGCTGAAGCCGATAGCGCCTCGATCAGCCAACGGGTCTGGGATTGGTACAAAGCCGATTTCTGGCCCCGGCTGAAGCCTGGCGGCAGGATTGTGATTATCCTGACGCGGTGGTCGGATCACGATCTCGCCGGACGCCTCCTCGCCGAGCAGGAGGTCGGGGGCGAGCAATGGGAGGTGCTGAGCCTGCCTGCCGAGGCCGGCGAGGACGACCCTTTAGGCCGGGCGCCGGGCGAACTGCTGTGGCCGGAGTGGTTCACCCCGCAAATGTTCGCCGAGGCGAAGCGCGACACGCGGAACTGGTCGGCGCTCTACCAGCAGCAGCCGGTGCCTGACACGGGCGACTATTTCAAGGCAGAGTGGATCAGATGGTATGATCATCAGCCGGATATTCGGACCCTTCGCACGTATGGCGCTTCCGATTACGCCGTTACGTCGGCGGGTGGGGATTATACTGTTCACGGGGTTATCGGTGTGGATCCCGGCGATAACATATACCTGCTGGATTGGTGGCGCGGGCAGACGGACTCGGAAGCTTGGGTCGAGGCGTTTCTGGATCTGATGGAGCAGTGGTCGCCGCTGATGTGGGGCGAGGAGCAGGGGCAGATCATCCGAAGCCTCGGGCCGTTCATCGTGCGGCGGCAGATGGAGCGCCGCATCTACGGGTATCGGCGGCAGTATGTGTCGGCGAACGACAAGCAGACACGGGCGCAGGGGATACGGGCGCGGCTGAGCATGGGGAAGGTGTACTTTCCGAAGCGGGCGACATGGGCCACGGATCTCGTGTCGGAGATGCTGAGATTTCCCGCGGGGAAGCATGATGACCAGGTTGACGTGCTGAGCCTCTTCGGGCGTATGCTGGGGTCGCTCATGCACGGGGACGAGTTGCCGGAGCGGGTCGAGCCGATCCGGGGGCTGACGGAGATGACGTTCGGAGAGTTGGACGCATGGCAGCGGAAGCGGGATGGGGTTCGAGGCGCCCGGCCGCAGCGGATCGGGTGATGGCATGATCGACGCGGCGCTCGAGCCTACGGATTGCGTGCGGGAAACGGGCAAAGCGTGATACACGGTATCGCCATGACTCAACCGCTCGCCATCGATCTGTTCGCGGGCCTCGGCGGCTGGACCGAGGGGCTGCTGGCCGAAGGCTATCGAGTAGTGGGGTTCGACATGTGGTTCGCCGGCGAGGGCAAGATCAGCCGCATGACCTCCAGCCGCTCCCCCGCCCGCAAGGCCGCCAGCGCCATGATCGCCAAAATCCCCCTCCCCCTCAGCCGCCACATCGCGGCGGTCTACCGGCCATGAACATGCCGCCTCCCTATCCCAACATTCGTGGCCGCGGCGCGTTGCCGCTGTTTGTGTTTTGCGCGCTGTTGGCGTGGACGATCGCCTATTGGCTTTGGACGGCGATATGATCGGATGGTCGCATGGCTGAGAACGATGTCGCCACATACAACAACCCGATCGAGAAGCGGGACGATCTCGGCACCGATGCGAGCGCGGTTGCGCGGTTCTGGCTGCAGCAGCTGAAGCTGGCGGAGCGCGCGGACCGGCGCTTCGTGCAATCGGGCCGGGCGATTGTTAAGCGGTATCGGGACGAGCGTCGCGAGCAGATGGGGTTTGCGGGGAGTCGGAGGAGCGGCAGTCCGGCACGGTTCAACATCCTGTGGAGCAATGTCGAGACGCTGAAGCCTATCCTCTACGGGCGGACGCCGAAGCCGGACGTGCAGCGCCGGCACAAGAACGCGGACGACGATCCGATCACCGTCATGGGCGCGGACATCCTTGAGCGGGCGCTCGCGTATGAGGATGACCTTGACGAGTTCAACGAGGTCATGGAGCAAGTGGTCGAGGATCGCTTGCTGCCGGGACGTGGGGTTGCCCGCGTCTTCTATGAGCCAAGTTTCGGGGAGCCCGAGGACGATCCGGATGGGGAAGAGGATGAGGATGGCCGCAAGCCTACGTTCCGGCCGGTCACCGGAGAACGGGCGCCGATAAAATACGTGTTCTGGGAGGATTTTCGGCAGAGCCCGGCGCGGACGCAGGACCAGGTTTGGTGGCAGGCGTTCCGGTCGTACCTGACGCGGGACGAATTGGTCGAGCGTTTCGGAAAGAAGATCGGCAACGACGTGGTGCTGGACTATACGCCGAAGGGCTTGGACGAGGATGGCCTAAAGGGTCCGCAGGCCGATGCGTTCAAGAAGGCGATGGTGTGGGAGATTTGGGATAGGCAGAAGAAGAAAGCGATATGGGTCGCGCCGTCGTACCCTGACGGACCGCTGGACACGAAAGACGATCCGTTGGGACTGCCGGGGTTCTTCCCGGCACCGAGGCCGTTGAGCGCGACGACGACGAATGAGACGCTTGTACCTCGGGCGGACTATTCGGAGTACGAGGATCAGGCGATCGAGCTCGATATCCTGACGGGGCGCATCGACAAGCTGACGACGGCGCTGAAGGTCGTGGGCTTGTACGCGGGCGAGGACAAGGCGGTAATCTCGCAGATGTTCAGCGAGGATGGGGTCGAGAACCAGCTCATCCCGGTCGAGGGCTGGGCGCTCTTCATGGAGAAGGGCGGGTTGCAGAACGCGATCGTCTGGGCTCCTATGGAGCAGATCGCGAAGGTTCTGATCCAGCTTTACGATGCGCGGGAGCGGGTGAAGCGGACGCTTTACGAGATTACGGGGATGGCGGACATCCTGCGGGGAGAGACGAACCCGAACGAGACGCTGGGGGCGCAGCAGTTGAAGGCGCAGTTCGCGACGCGGCGGATTACGCGGTCGCAGAAGCAGGTGGCGAGGTTCGCCCGGGATTTGATGCGGCTGCGGGCGCATGTCATGGCGAAGCACTTCAGCGTGCAGACGTTGAGCCAGATGGTGGGGTTGCCGGAGGCGCTACCGAAGATGCCGCCGATGCCGCCGATGATGATTCCGGCTCCGCCGCCGCAGACGATGCCGCAACAGGGACCGCTGGGGATGCCGCCGATGATGGGGCACAACGGCGGTCCGCCGATGCAGCCGGGGATCCCCCAACCTCCCCAGGTTGCGCCAGGTAGCGGAGGCGCTACCCCATCCCCTGCGGCGCCTCCGCCGCCTGTGCCTGGGGCAAGGCTGGCCCCGGACGGTCGGCATTATGTGCCTGACCCGAGGCGCCCGGGTAAGTTCCTGATGGTGGCGTGATGGTCGACCTGATCCCCGTTGATCACGATCCGTTTGCGCCGCCGTCGCTGATCCCGGTGGACCACGATCCGTTTGATCCAGAGGCGGCAGTAGGGCCTAGCGCGGCAGAACTTTATCGGGTGATGGGCAAGCCGATGCCGCCTTCGGGCGAGGAGGCTGCGCGCAATCTATGGGGAATGACCGGGATCCCGGACATACAGGCGGGGGCAGAGGCATTCGGGCGCGGCGAGCCATTGCAAGGCGTCGGGCAGATGGGAGCGGGATTGGCCTCTCTAGCGACACTGGGGGCACCTATAGCGCGTGGCGCGGCTACGCTTGGGCGCGAAGCAATTGGGGCCGTGCCGAGCATGCTGGCTGACACAACGGGGGCGATTAAGCCGTCGTCGCTTTGGTATCACGGCGGCCAGGAAGCATTCAATGTAGCGAAAGCCGGCAGTGAGGTTTACATGACGAGCGATCCGGCTCAAGCGCTGCAATATGCGCGCGGGGTGCATTTGGGAGGATATGGTTCCGGAGAACCTCGCATCACAGCCATATCTCCCAAATCTGGAAAAATAATGAATGTTGACGATATTTTATTTGATGCAATGGACAATGGTGATGATCTTCAAGACGCCCTGAATGCTGCGTTTCCGATGGCGCGACAGGAAGGTGCTCGATATGTTGAGTACACTCATCCTAATGCGGGAGCGCAAGGGGAACATACGGTAAGGGTATCTTTGTATCCGCAAGAGGATTTAGGCGTGGGGGGGATCAAGGCCTATCACGGTTCGCCCTACGACTTCGATCGGTTCGACATGTCCAAGATCGGAACGGGCGAGGGGGCGCAGGCTTACGGGCATGGGTTGTATTTTGCGGGGAACGAGGATGTAGCGAAAACATACAAAGATGCGCTCTCTCCCCCGGCTTACGAAATAGCGGGCCAAAAAATCATTCCTCAACGCGGGTCGCCGGAGGATATCGCGCTCGCGCACCTTGA